CTGGGCAGCCAGCCAAGTAATGACAACATTAAACGCAGCTTTTGGACAAACCCTGTCAGTATCAGTAATTACTGTTAAAGGCACTGCCGTATCAGCTACAAACCCAACCTACCAATTCTCAGTCTTGGTAAATAACCTGACCCCAATCGGTCAAGGTGGCGTGGCTGAGGTTGCAACATCAAGTCTGTCCTTTACAGTAAACTCCGCAGTAACAGTGTCATCATCCGTGGCATTTTAACTAAGGAGCAACAATGGCAAAGCTAAAGATAACAAGGGCTAATGGTGAGGTATCTGAACACAAGATTACACCAGGTGTCGAGTACGCTTTCGAATTAAAGTATGGATCAGGAATTAGCAAGGTCTTGCGTGAGCATGAGCGTCAAACAGAGATATTCTGGCTGGCTTATGAATGCTTACGCAGGGCTGGCGCACAAATACCTTTATGGGGTATTGACTTTATTGACAGCTTAGAAACTGTCGAGGTATTAGACGAAGAAAAAAAATAGTTGAGCGGTCATCTATTGTCTACACTATTGCGCAATTAGCAGTAGAGACTGGAATACCGCCTAGCGAGTTTATTGATATGGATACCGAAATGTATCTAGCAATAATCCAGGTATTGACAGATAGAGCTAAGGAGATCAAAAATGCCAGTCGTGGTAAACGGCGTTAAGCAACTCCAGAAGGCTATGCGAGAAGTTGAACCTGAACTTAACAAACAGATGTCTAAAGATATTAAGACCGCCATGTTTATTGTCCGAGATAAAGCACGTGGTTATTTACCGCAACAAAGCGAAGTCCTAAGTGGCTGGGGTAAAGGCACTGCATCAGGTGACACAATCAAATACAGGGCATTCCCAGCCTATGATTATTCTCTAGCTAAAAGTCTTATTAAGTATAACGCTGGCACAAACAGTCGCAATCGATCAGGTTATAGAGCTGCATTCTACGTAGCAAACATATCAGCATCTGGCGCAATCTTCGAAACTGCTGGCCGAAAGAATCGCAGAGGGGCATCTAATTCAGAAAGCCTTAATCCTAATGCTGGCATACAGTTTATAGAATCTGCCGAATCTATTAGCCAGATGAAAGGCGAGAACAAACAAAAAGGTCGTTTAATTTATAGGGCCTGGTTTGAAGAATCCGCCAAGGTTATCCCAGCCGTGGTTAAGGCTATTAACACAGTAGCCACAGACTTTAACATTAAAACACGATTAGGTAAGGCAGCATAGTGGCTAATTTAATTGTCAGCGCAGTCAGCACCTTTGATAATAAAGGACTTAAAAAAGGCCAAAAAGAAATTGGTGCCTTTGATAAACAAGTAAACAAATTAGGTAAAACATTTGCGGGAGTCTTTGGCGCTGCAGCAATACTCAACTACGGTAAAAAAGCCATTAGTGCTTTTATGGCTGACGAGAAGGCTGCTAAATCTTTAGAATTACAGCTAAAAAATACTGGATATGCCTTTAGCGCACCAGCGGTAGAAGATTACATTGGAAAATTACAGAGGACTACAGGCGTGCTTGATGATGAATTACGACCAGCATTTCAAAAATTATTAACAGTCACGTCATCAATTACTCAAAGCCAAGAAGCTTTAGCCCTAGCTTTAGATTTAAGCGCAGCTGGGTATGGATCAGTAGAGCAAATTAGCACTACCCTTGCCAAAGCATACGCTGGACAAACTACAGCATTGGGCAAATTAGGAACTGGATTAAGCAAAGCCACTTTAAAAACTGGCAACATGCAAAAAATTATGGCCGAACTTAATCAAAAGTTTGCGGGTCAATCAGCGGCTAGATTAGAAACCTATGCTGGCCAAATGGATTTGCTAAAAGTGGGTGCAGCCAACGCATCAGAAGAAATTGGCAAAGGATTATTAGACGCATTATCATTGTTAAGTAAAGATAAAAGTATTGAAGACGCTGCAAGCGATATGGAAAGTTTTGGAAAATCTATAGGCGATGCAATCTATGGTTTAGCTTTGTTAATTAGTAAATTAGATGGCCTGGCCAAAAAAACAAAAACTGCTGGCTTAGCCGATTTATTAACACGTTTACAACCAGGTGGCAAAGGTGCATCAATTTTGGCAGGTGCTTTATCTGTTTATGGCAGTAAAAATCGCAATAAGCCAGCATCTAATTTTACTTATGATTTAGGACCAAGCGCCACCAAAGATATTGAGCGAGCAAACAAATTATTAAAAGAGAAAAACAAACTAGCAGCCGATGAATTAAAAAAACTCAAGGCTAAATCAGAAGTAGATAAACTTAAAGACAAGTTTGATGTAGAGCGTATAGGCTTAATGCTTGCGCTGAATGCCGCAACCGATGAAGAGACTAAATTACGCCTTAGAGCACAGCTAGCAATCCTAGACAATAACGAAGCCTTGGCCAAGAAATTAAATCTTGAACTAGATGCAGCAGCTAAAGCAAAGGTATTAGGCGATGCACTAGCTAACGCAGCATTAGCAGCCGATTCATTTTCTAAATTCGCCATGGGAGCAGTGCAGCGAGGCGAATACGCAGATGCTTACAAAAACATTAGCAACGTGCCTACCCAAAGCGTTGGCGGTGCTATGCAATTACCAAGCGCTGCTACCTTTGCTATGGGCGGTGTATCACGTGGCGAATACGCACCAGTAACTGTAAACGTGGCTGGATCAGTATTAACTGAGCAAAGTTTAACCGACACAATTACAGACACTATATTAAGAATTAACAAAATGGGCCGTGGCACTACACCTGCGGGCGGTCTATCTGGCGGTACATAATGGCCGTACCAACAATCAATGCGATAATTAACTTCTCAACTGGGCCTGCTACTGCACAAGCTATGCAGTTAGATATTGGTGTTTTAGGCACAAACGTATTGGCCGATGCTGTAGCTGTAATTGTCGATGTATCTGATCGGGTTAATTACGTACAGACCAGCACAGGCCGTAACGCATTTACCGATACATTTCAGACTGGACAACTTACATTACGCATCGTCGATCAGAATGGCGACTTTAATCCTACTAACCCTGCAGGGCCTTATTACGGCCTACTAACACCCATGAAAAAGGTGCAGATAACTGCTAACTACTCTGGCACTACTTATCCAATTTTTTCAGGCTTTATTACATCTTATGTAAACACTCAACCTAAAGATGCAACAGAGGTTGCCTATACAACTATACAAGCTGTAGATGCGATGAGGCTTGCCCAGAATGCACAAATATCTACAGTGGCAGGTGCTAGTGCTGGCGACCTATCAGGAACACGTATCAATGAGATACTAGATCAAATTTCTTGGCCAGCATCAATGCGACAAATAGATGCAGGTCAAACTACATTACAGGCAGATCCAGGTACGGCACGCACTTCTTTAGGTGCTATGCAAACTGTTGCGGATTCAGAGTATGGCGCTATTTATGTAGATTTTAATGGAGAGTTTGTATTTAAGGATCGCTTAACTGCTACAGCGTCTATAGGTGGCACACCTACATTATTTGCCGATGATGGCACAGGTATCTCATATGCCAATGCTGTATGGAAATTAGACGACAATTTGATATTTAATTCAGCGCAGATAAGCCGTACAGGTGGATCGCCACAGACAGCGATCAATCAGCCATCTATTGACAAATACTTTATCCATTCATACAACTTGCAAGATCTGTTAATGCAAACCGATGCTGTAGCCCTAGATTATGCTCGTGCTTATGTGGCATCTAGAGCTGAGACCACGATCCGATGTGATGCTATCGAGCTTGATCTATACACCGCTAACTACAACGCAGGCATACTAGCTGCCCTAGACCTAGATTTTTTTGATCCAATCACAGTTATTACAACCCAGCCAGGGGGATCTCAACTAGAGAAAACCTTGCAGATTTTTGGCGTAGCAAACACAATCACACCTAATTCCTTTAGAACAGTGTTTACAACGCTAGAACCTGTCATAGATGGGTTTATACTAGGCAACGTAGATTACGGGGTCTTAGGTCAGAACGTCTTATCTTATTAAGGAGATAGAATGCCAACTTTTCCAGGCTTAACAGGTGATGTAGTTACTTCCGCTATGTGGAATGGACTACCAGCCTTTACGGTACAAACTGCTAAGACAGCAGATTACACAGCTGCTAGTGGTGATGAATACCAACAACTTATCCCAATAAATAAAGCAACTGCTATTGCATTTAAATTACCAACCGATGCAACATATAATTTTGCAGTAGGTACAGTTATTACAGTATTAAATATAGGTGTAGGTACCTGCACAATTAGCGCAGTTACACCTGGTACAACAACAGTATTAAGTGCTGGTGCGGTAGCAGCATCACCAACAGTTGCACAATATAAATCTGCTGCATGTATTAAGACAGCTGCTAATGCTTGGTATGTAGTTGGGGCTATTGCATAAATGTTAAATATAATTGCAGCTATCACCGCACCTCAATTAGTACCACTAATAGTTGATTATTTAGTTGTAGCTGGCGGTGGCGGCGGTGGCGGGGGAACAAATTCAACTGGCCTTAAAGCAGGTGGCGCAGGTGGAGCAGGGGGCTATCAAACAACCACAGGAACATCAGGTGGTGGTGCTTCTCCTTTAAGTCCATTAAATGCTGCCCTTGCAACAAATTACACTGTCACCATAGGATCATTTGGGGCAGGCGGTGGAACTGGTATAGCGGGTACATCAGGATCAAATTCTGTATTTAATACGACAACCTCAACAGGCGGGGGCGGTGGGGGCGGCACAAGCTCAGTAAATGGCTTGACAGGTGGATCAGGCGGTGGCGGTCATTGTGATTCGGGTGCTGCAGGTTCTCGTACAGCGAGCCCTGTGCAGGGAAACAACGGGGCAGCAGGAAACAGTCCTTTTTATCCAGGCGGCGGTGGCGGTGCTGGATCTGCAGCATCGGGTGAAACAGCAGGCTCAGGTTTAACATCAAATATTGATAGCTTAACTTATGCGCAAGGTGGCGATGTTTATTCTGGATCTGATAAAACTACAAAAGGTTCAGGCGGTAGAGGCGGAGCGCAAAATCTATTTGGTATTACAAATGATGGGCAGAATGGCGTTGCTGGCGTAGTGCTATTGCGTTATCCAAGTTCATTTACAATTACGATCGGGGCTGGTTTAACAGGTAGTACCACAACAAGTGGAGCAAATAAAATTACAACTATTACTGCTGGCACAGGAAATGTGAGTTGGGCATAATGGCATACTACGCTTTTTTAGATGAGCAAAATATTGTTACGCAAGTTATTGTAGGGGTAGATGATTTAATAGAAGGCATAGATCCTGAAGTTTGGTATGCCAATTTTCATGGACAAGTTTGTAAAAAAACTGGCGATAATATAAGAAAACAATACGCAGGTATTGGATATAAGTATGATGCAGTTGCAGATGTATTTATTGCACCTAAGCCGTATTCATCTTGGTTATTAGATAATAATTTTGATTGGCAAGCACCAACGCCAAAGCCAGATGGTGATTATTATTGGAATGAGAAAAAATTAAATTGGATTGAAATTGAACCCTAAACTATGTGCAGCTGGTGTGCAGTTACGAGATCAAGTTGATACGTGGTTTCCAGATCGGTGTACTGCCAGTGATGGGTGGTTGGGCGATAGCCGTCACTCCGCCAGAAAATCAGATCATAATCCAGACGGCGTTTGGGTCAGAGCACTTGATATTGATTCTCGGTTGGAGTCATCCGACAGCCTCGCACCTTATCTGGCTGACCAAATCAGAATCGCAGCCAAAGCGGATCCACGCATATCATACGTCATCTATAGCGGGCGAATATGCTCGAAGATATTAAACTGGAGATGGCGTAAATACAAAGGCATCAATCCACACAAGCGTCATATCCATATCAGCTTTACAACACTAGGTGATCTAAATGGCACAGCGTTCGACATACCACTAATAGGGGGCAAGATATGAAGATAAGTAAGAAGCAACAAGCTGTACTCAAGTCATACGCACGTGGCGTATTGGTTTCATTCTTAACATTCTTAGCAAGTAATGAACTGGGATTAGATCCTGTTGTAGCTGTAGTTATCTCAGCTTTAGCAGGCCCAGCGGTTAGGGCTTTAGACAAATCCGACAGTGCTTATGGCATCGGTGCTAATGAAGCATGACACCTACAGAGTGGGCTGGCTTTGGCGCTGGCGTTATGGCCGTGCTATCAGGCGGGCTAGTCGGATTACGTTTTTTAGTTA